GTTATCGCAACTACGATAAGTCCGAGTTCGAAGCTTCGTCAGAACTCTTCAAGGGTGACGACAAGGCTCTGGAAGCGATCTACAAGCAGGAATATCCGCTCAAGGACTTCCTCGATCCGAAGAACTACAAGAGCTACGCGGAGCTGAAGAAGAAGCTGATCGAAGTTGTCGGTGAAACGGCTCTGGACGGTCCGGCTACGGCCGAAGAAGTCGATGAGCTTCCGACTCCTCGTCACACGTCTCCAGAACCTGAAGCTGGTCCGGTGGCGGCTACGGAAGAAGAGGTCGTTGACGGCTTGTCTGGAACGACTGAAGATGAAGACGGCGGCAAGGGTATGTCGTACTTCGCCCGTCTCGCAAATTCCTAATATCGGCCAAGAATATAGAATAGCCTGGATTTTTATGTCCAGGCTATTCTTTTTCTACCTTTAATCCATTCAATCCCTGGGCATTCCCTAGCCATACAAGATCTAGATCCATTATTCCACCACAATTGGCCTTGCTTACTCAATCTCACCTTTTGCTTAGTTTCTGAAGAATGAGATTTACCTAGCTTAGCCAATCTCATTTTTTCTATAGTCTCTTTAGTGTGCGGTTTTCGTTTGATTCCAATACGACAAAGACTATTGTTTTTTCTGTGTGATTCCGATTGTGGTTTTCCAAGCTTAGCCAATCTTATTTTTTCGCGTGTCTTTAATGAACATCCAGTAGTATTTGGATTGAGAGGTCCATAATTACCATTGATTATTTTAGAATTGTTGAAAGCATCAACGTATTTTAGAAAACGAAATTCGTGCAAATATAGAGTCTTTCTATCTTCAATAAAAACAATTCTTCTAATGATATAATTAGCAACATCTTTATTTTTAATTTCATTGCACGATGTTCTATATCCACCTTTAGTCATAAATTTGCCAGGATCTGGATTAAAATGTTTTATTCCAGCATAATATCTTTTACTATCACACTCTTCAATGATATAGAAGAATGGAAGTTTGGGAAGATTGATGAGTACTTCTCTAGTAGGATTGCGATAAATATAATTCTGCTGCATAGTTGCCTTTAATTGGGTTTGTGTAGAGTTGGCAGGTACTAGTAATACCGTGGCCAACATCTCTATTTATACAAATTACAGCCTTGGGAATCAAGCCTCGGACTTAAGTCCGAGGCTTTTTTCTTGCTCAGATGGCAGGAGCGAGAACCAATGCCGTCGAGCGATCGGGCATCCATCCGTTATTGACGACCATCGATGAAAGATTGTTTGTCACGGCTCGACGTGTTGAACTCATGTCGACCGCGCCACCGGCATTGCTTTCAGCACCAGCGCGAGCCACGGAGATCTCTTTGCCTTCTTCGTTCAGACGGCCGAGTTCCATACCGGACTTCGATGGCATACCAGCCAGAGCTTCCTTGATTCGTTCCAGAGCGTCCGCCGTCTTCTCGAGGTTCGGGCCCAGATCCGCGATTTCCTTAAGCTGATCGATCGGGCTCTTTCCACCACCCAGAAGCTTACCAAAGAATCCGGTGATGGCCATGCCTGTTTGACCCAAAGCGAAGGCGGCCAGAGCCGCCGAGACGGCCATGATGCCAGCCGCCGCGCCAAAGAGATCTAACTTGGCCAACTGCGTCAGTGGATCGACGGCCTTCTTCACGGCTACGGCCATCAGAAGCATTCCTGTGCCCAACATGAGCACTCCGGCTCCGGCCATCATGGCAGCTACACCGAAGGGCACGAGCGCGAGGCCGATCGCTCCAAGAGCAAGAATGGCCGGTCCGATGAGCTCTATGTTAGCCATGAGAATGGCACCGGCCGAGGCCAGAGCTTCGAAAGCTGGCTTGACCGTGTACTGAAGGATCTTGAGTCCAACGAGAACAGATACCCATGACACCTTGGCGAATGCCTCAAGAGAGCTTGCGAGCTCACTGAAAGTCTTAACGGTCTCCTTACTTTCAGGATTTGAGAGCGTGCTCATCGCATCGACGGCCTTAGCGAATCCGCCAAACGCTTTGGAGAACATGTTGACGGCCGTGAGTCCAATGATGATCTTTAGCCACTTGATCTCCGAGAACGTCTTGAATCCTGTGGCCAGACCTGTGAAAGCCTTAATGCCTTCGTTATTGGCTAGAGGTCTCAGTGCCTCGGATACGGCCTCGAATCCCTTTCCAGAAGCCACCAATCGAACGATCGTACCCATCATCGTAAAGCCATACACGACTTTGGCCCAAGCGATCTCTGAAAATGTCTTGAATCCTTCAGCCAGATCTTTGAAAGCCTGAATGCCTTCGTTATTGGCCAGAGGTCTCAGTGCCTCGGATACGGCCTCGAATCCGATCTTTGCACTTTCGGCCAGACGAGAGATTCGACCCATGATCGTGAAGCCATACACGACTTTGGCCCAAGCGATCTCTGAAAATGTCTTGAATCCTTCAGCCAGATCTTTGAAAGCCTGAATGCCTTCATTATTGGCCAGAGGTCTCAGTGCCTCGGATACGGCCTTAAATCCGATCTTTGCACTTTCGGCCAGACGAGAGATTTCACCCATCATCGTAAAGCCATACACGACTTTGGCCCAAGCGATCTCTGAAAATGTCTTGAATCCTGTGGCCAGACTTTCTAGTCCTGCGAAAGCTTTCTGTGCACCCTTCTTGGCCAGATCTGATAGAGCCATGGCTACGGCCTTAAATCCGATCTTTGCACTTTCGGCCAGACGAGAGATTTGACCCATGATCGTGAAGCCGGCGATAAGATTCGTCCACTTGATCTGAGAGAAGGCATTTAGGCCAATTGAGAGCGAACTGAGATTTTCGAAAGCCTGAATGAGTTTACGATCCGCGATGTTGAGGACCGCCACTCCAATTGAGATCAATCCATTTTCGATTTGAGGAGCGATCTTCTCGATCTCGGCCATGTAGGAGAAGCCCCTCAGCGTGTTTTTCCAGTCAATGCTTGAGAAGGCATTCAGCGCATCGGAAAGGTTCTTTAGCGCCTCAATCGGCTTACGTCCGATCGTTCCTAGTCCACTTTCTTTTAGAATGGCAGAGATCTCAGTCAATGCGCCACTCGATCCGGAGATCACATCCTTCAATCCTGCCAGACTCGAGAAGCTCTTAGTAGCCTTCTTCAAGTCCAAGCTTGCAAGGCCGATGATGGAATCCGCCAAAGTCGATAATGACTTAAGCTCGTCAGGCTTAATGCCCTTGGATGAAGCCTTTAGGCCAGCGACTATATTTTTGACATCTGAGGATGAGATTGCCATTTTAGTGTGGTGTCTTGTACTTGCTATTTATAGCGGAAACCTCTTCCTTCTGACGTTTATTCTCTTCCTTGACGTGCTCGATCAGTAAGGAAACATAGATCTCTCGCTCCCACGGTAGCATCTCATTGAGTTCCGATAGACTGTACTTGTGCCTCTGCATCATCTCGAAGTTCACGGTATAGTGATTCTCGAGAGAGTCGTGGGAGAGGCTCAGGCGAAAAAAGCCTGTAGTCCATTAAGAGTCAACTTCGATGGCTTACCGCACTTCTTGCAGGTATACTCGACGTCCTTGGAAAGCTTGGGTTGAGCTTCGATCCACTGACGGATCTTGTTCAGATGTGAGGAGGACAGAGAGTCGATGAATTTGGTCAGATCTTCCGGAGTCTGATCTTCCGAACGATGAACGGCATTCTCGTCGTAGATGGCCTCGATCGATGCGGCGATCATCTGCATGACGGCTTCACTCTTCGGCTTGCCTTCCGCGTCCAGGCGATTGAGCGCTTTCACCGTGATCGGTTGCATGATCACTCCGACTTTGTCGGTCAACTGAATCTTATTGGAAACATCGGCACCGCGAGTGGTTTCGATGGAGTTAAGATCGATGGCCGTTTCCACCATCTGACCACATGATTCATTTTGACACTTCAGTTGAACATTGGCCGTCTCACCGACCGAGACCGCGCGAAGCTTGAGAAAGATGTATTCGAGGTCGACGATCGACAGATCATTTGGATTGATCTTCTCGAAGGTACATGCGCGAACGACGTCCTTGACGGCCTGAAGGATAGACTTAGAATCACTCGATTCCAGAGCGATCATGAGGACCTTCTCTTCCTTGACCAGGTACGGACGAATCTCGATGGTCTTCTTGGTTGACGGAATGGTTACCGTGTACTTGGGTGTTTCAACGATGGGTAGTGGCATAGTAAAGCTTTGGTTCTGATACTATGTATCAGCAAATCGATCACTGATAGTTAGTTCAGAGCCGAGTAATCTTCGATCGTGTAGTCATAGTACGAAAACGTCACGGACAACTTCATGGTTTCATTCAGACTGCCGGAGTTCAGAGCAAGTTCACCGACCGTGTTTGGAAAGGCGTCATTGAAAGTGATTCGATATATCGGTTCCAGAGCATCATCGAGCTGAGTGATCTGAACTCGTCCGGAGAACGAGTCTGTATACTTCACACGGTACGAGGGCACGTCGACGATTGACGCGGACCATCGATCGAAGAGCGATTTGGCATAGTAGTCTCCGGTCAACAGGAAAGTCAGTGTCACGTCGTCGTAAGTGAATCCGGTAGGGACCTTGAATGGATTTCTATATGATGTATAGTCGGACGTGGAGATCTTACGGGATGGTATTGGAGCCGTTTCGCAGAGCAGATTTAGATCTCGGCTCACACTAACGTTGCTCGGTGGTGTGATCATGACGGAAAACCTCGAGGGGCGTACGATGCCGTTTCGACCGGAGATAGCCGCCTTAAGTAGATCGATTGAGCCTTGTTCTGGCATATCTCTTATTTATCAGGCCGTTAGCAGTCGAATTCCGAATCCCTTCAGAGTCTCTTCGGTCCAGACGGAAAATGTCCATCCCATCTGGACCGCGTATTTGTCCGCGGCTTCCCACTTAGACGTATTCTTCACGTAGTTCATGACCTCGATCACGTACCTTCGAGTCTTATGCTTTGGCTGAATCGGAGGCTGAGTCTGACTCTTGGGCTTGATCTCAACCAGGTAAGTCTTTCCGTCGGCCATCGTTACCTTCAAATCCACGAAGTAGCGATGGACTCTTCCATCAGTCTTGCAGACGTAGGGTATCACGATCTCCTCGGATACCCATGATTTCACGTCCGGATTCTCATCACACCAACGAAAAACTTGCCTCTCCCAAAGAGAGCGAAAGAAGACTCGAGTCGGATCACCCTGGTATTTGGATGTGTTCCGAATCGAATATCGTCCTTTGTAATAGTCAGGCACGGCGTATAAATAGTTTTCAACAACTATCTATGGCCGAGGACACATCAAATATCGCTTATTTTCCTTCGGACCTTCGATCCGTGACGGCCGACGGAAAAGCTTTTCCTCAGATCGAATTCACGGTTCAGGGATCCGCCGCCGACGGTCGCATGTACAAGTCGATCTATCTGCCAATGCCGATGGGCATCACCTTTGCTGATGGCGGTGACTATTCGAAGATTGAACTGGGTGCCATCGGAGGTCTGGGCATGGACACAATGTCGAATCTGATGAGAGGTGACGTCTCCGGTGCTTACGGTGCGGCCATGGGTTCACTCGGACAAAGCGGGTTGGCCTCGTCGATCTTCACGAAGGTCAAGGCATATGCGGCTCAGAAGGTTGGAGGCATGATGGGATCCGAGCGAGGTGGTAATCTGGCCATGTTTGGTATGAAGAAGATCAATGCTCCAAATACAAACACCACTTTCACGGGTAATAATCTGCGCTCATTTACGTTCTCTCTCAAGATGATTGCGCGGAACTCGAGCGACACGGATCAGATTCGTCGCATTCATCGAATTCTGAGACGATACATCTACGCAGGCTCCGACTCAACGTCACCGAATCTGGTCCTCGATTATCCTCCGATCTGGCGCATTCGTTTCATGATCGACGGCAATGAGAATCAGTACATGCCCAAGATCTTTGCCTGTTATCTGACGACTCTGCAGACGACGTTCAATGCCTCGAACAACACTTTTCGATACGAAGATGGATCTCCATACGAAGTTGATGTGTCCATCACCTTCCAAGAAACTCGCACGCTGACGCGGCGTGACATCGACAATCTCGAGTACGTCTCGAGCAATGATCCTAATTCCGACATCTATCGCGGCATCGGATCAAACGGTCTGGCCACGTCTTCCGTTCCTCAGCAAATTAAGGGATCAACATACTACTAAGCCATGTCATTCTTTCGACAATTTCCAACGACTCAGTATGACATATTGCGTGATGGATCGCTAACCACGATCGTCGATCTCTTTCGCAATGTCACGGCTAAGTCGAAGATCAAGCTTGATCCAAATCTGGCTTACACGTACTACGACGTGCAGAACGGAGATCGTCCGGACGTCGTCTCGCAGAAGCTGTATGGTGACTCGGACTACTACTGGACGTTCTTCATTATCAATGACTTTCTGAAGCGAGGACTCAATGAGTGGCCCAAGAGCCAGAAGGAGATGGAAGACTATCTGACACGTGAGTATGATCAATACTCGGTCATTCAGATGTCCGATACATCATCTGGCTATGATTCGAGTGGAACCTATCTGACAAATGTCAATGGAATCGACTTTCTGAACAATCAGTATTACGTGACGGATTCTTATGGATCAAATTCCGCTCGAGTGATGAAGTATGATCCATCGATGCAACAGCTTTGGATATACAACTCGGCTTCTTCATCGACCTTGGTGTCGAACTACTCGACGTTCAATCTTACATGCCCGGCAAATACAAAGTTAAATGCCGGACCTTTTATTTCCGCAACATCATTTCCTGGAAGTGGCGGAATGATCGCGTCCGTCACGCCATCCTTGATCTCGTCCGGACGCAATGCGGTTCATCACTTCGCGTTCTATGTTCAGCCGGGAAGTACGGTCATAAACTTCAATGGCATCACAGGCCAGGTGACCGACGTATTACCGAACTCCACCTTTCCGAACTCTCGAAATGGTGTCGCGGTGACGGATTCTTATGGCAATCAGATCGCGATCTACTTCACGGATCGGCATGGCGTAAATGTTGCGGCACAGGACGTTTCTCGAGGAATCTATCCCTCCAATCAAGTCGTCGCGGTCACCTATGCGGACTGGGAGAATGATCTGAATGACATTCGTTCTCGAATTCAAGTCGTCAATCCATCATACATACGAGCCTTTGTTCAGCAATACCGCGAGGTGTTGAATGCCTAACATCATTGCAAACATCAAGGCGAATACCGAGAAGGCGCTGACGCCATTCGGATATTCGCTTCGTGGCATCATTCTGACGAATCATAAAGGAGATCAGGCCGACATACAGAACATCGTCATTGACTTCTCGATCACGGAAAGCATCTACACGGCCGCGCTTACATTACGCCTAAGTGTCAAGGATGTGGCCAACTTTATCGAAGAGTTTCAGCTGATTGGTCAGGAAACCATCGAGGTACGCCTGGGACGTCATGAGCACGAATCTCCGGATTGGACGGATATCAAGGTCAAGTTCTGGGTGACCGAGTATCCAGAGTTTGGAAGATCCACTCAGCAGAATACTCAGGTCTACTCGATCGTAGCCGTCACGCAGCAGGCTTACGTCTCACAATTCAAGCGAGTCTCGCGAGCCGTCTCGGGATTGGTGTCCGATGAGATCCTTAAGATGGTTCAGAAGGACTGCATGGCCGAACGTATCGGTACCTTCGACAAGACGATCTCGAGGTTCTCGAGTGCATTACCTCTGATGCATCCTCTGGATTCCGCCTACTGGATGCTTCGCCGCGCATATGACGAGCAGTTCTCTCCATTCTTTCTATATGAAACTCTGATCGATGGCATCAATCTTCGATCATTGACGAATTTGATCTCGGACAAAGTCAATCCGATCTATCGCACATACAACGATGAACGCCTATACTCCAGCGATCCAAATACTCCGGAAGATTATCAGCAGCGTCTGACTCGCATTCTCGACGTCTCGTCGGACTTCAAGCTTTCCAAGGTGCTTCCGAATCTTTCCGGAGGAGCCTTTGCATCGAACAACATGTATCTGGACGTGTCCACCAAGACCATTCAGCGCCAGCAGTTCAATTATCAGAAGGCCTTCGATGGATCGCAGACCATGAATAAGAACTCGGTTCTTTCAGATAAGTTCACGATTCCATATGAGTTGCCCGATCAGCAGGTCAAGATATCCGAGACTTACGATGCATTCACGGAGTATGTGCCGACGAACTCATTGGCCTATTCGACTGACGGATCCGTATTCAATTATCACACTCTCCTCACGAATCGTGCCGGAAAGATCAACTCACGCATCGAAACAATGGACACAATCGTTCATGATCTGATGGTGGCCGGAGACTTCAATCTGTCGGTTGGCAAGAAAGTGATCGTGCAGATTCCTAAGTCGATCGATCCTCGACAGTTCGATCAGAGTACCATGAAGGGTAAGTTCGATGATCTATACGATCGAACCGTGTCTGGCACCTATCTGATCACTTCACTGGTTCATCACTTCTCCGATCAGTATCATTGTAAGATGCGAGTCAAGCGCGACTCCCTGACCTACGACTTAAATAAATCCTGACATGCTCTCGATTCATCATAAAGACGACTTCGCGTCGTATGGAGGAAACTTCTACTGGTTTCACGGAGTCGTCGAGGACGTCAGCGATCCTCTTCAGATGGGACGCGTACGAGTTCGCTGTGTAGGATATCATACCGATAACCTTGCGGCGCTTCCGACTTCTGGACTTCCCTGGGCCCTATGCCTACTTCCGATCACGTCTCCTTCCATGGCTGGAATCGGACAGTCGGCCACCGGAATTCAACAAGGATCTTGGGTTATTGGCTTTTTTCGTGATGGGCCATCGGCTCAGGATCCGATCGTTCTAGGAACCATCGCTTCCAAGTCAAGCAGCAAGGCTGATTCGACCAAAGGATTCTCGGATCCTTCTGGAGTCAATCCTCAAGCTCTAGGATTCGACATTCCGAGCGAGGCGACTTCAAGCTCTCTGACCGTTGCGGCCAAGAGCGCCTTCGCCGGATCATTCATCGATCTTTCATATATTGCTCCATCGTATCCGAACAATCAGGTCATCAAGACTCGCTCGGGCCATGTGATCGAATATGATGACACTAAAAACCATGAACGAATCTCATTGTTTCATAAGGATGGTGGATTCGTTGAATTGGCACCAAATGGAGTCATCAATATAGCCGGATCTAAGATCAATCTGGCGGCTACGACGATCAATCAAAACATTCGATCTGGAACCGTTGTATTGACCTATCCTGGTTCAACGAGTGGAATCGCCGGAACCGTGGTATTTACAACTCCGATGCCATCTGCTAACTATGTTGTCGTGGCCGGATCTTTAACTCAAGTCGATGCGACCCTTCCACGCTTTGTAGACTTATCTCCGAATGGCTTCAATGCCAATATTAACGGTAGCGGACAAAATGGAACTTTCTATTGGGCCGCTATACAAATCACGTAAGCACGATAAATAGAAGCAATGAGCTCGGCAACCTCTGACTACAACTCGTCGGCACCATTCAAAGTGGCGTCGAGCCAGATCTATGCTGACATCGATATTCGTGACATTACGGTCATCACGAGCTCAGGATCTTCCACCTCTTTTGTTCATCCGAGGCAGAATGACGTGGTCCCCTTAACGGACATTGACGCGGTCAAGAACGCGGTTCGAAATCTGGTTCTGACGAATTTCTATGAGGCGCCGTTTCAACCATTTCGTGGCTCAAACGCTCGAGCACTCCTCTTCGAGAACGCGGATACCTACACGGCCATGGCTTTACAGCGAGAGATCACTCGAGTCATCACGGAATATGAACCTCGAGTCAATCGCGTCGCCGTAGCCGTCATCGATCAGTCGGACATCAACTCGTACTCAATCACCATCAACTTCAACATCGTGGTGCTAAATACCACTACGGCAGTCAACTTTTACCTAGAACGCTTAAGATAAGCTATGGCACAGAACCTA